ATTAACTGCAACTGTTATTGGAACATTTACTCCATCCCCTTAAAATGCGGATTAGATTAATTAAAGATTAAATTATATATAATTATAGATTAATTATATATGATTTTAGATTAATATTTATTAATTTAATTGTTTTAGATTAATTTTATATATAAATAATGTAAAAATTTATAAATTTATTCATATATACATATCATTTTTAATCTATTTTTAATCTGTTTCGATTAGATTATTTATAATTAATCTAAAATCATATATAATTAATCTATAATTATATATAATTTAATGTAATATTAATTTAAAAGTCCGCAACTCTGTTGTAATGTTTTAAACAACTGGAATATACGAGAGACCTGCACTATCTACAACCTTTGTAACATTAAATGAAATTGCATTAATTTGACTTCCACCAACTGGGCAACCATTTACATATGCTACAAGACAGAAGAAATATGACTGCCCCTCAGGAATTACATATGCAGAACGATTTACAATCATTCTATAATTAACATTTCCTTGTCCCATTGTTGCACCGCCACTTGTATTTGATGCATTAAACATAGATGTAGCAATAGGTATTAAACTATTACCTGAAGCATCACAACGGCATATAGATACCTGAATTTTTTGAACTGCTGTTTCTAATGGGTTGATTGCCAATGTGACACGTGCTTCCATGTCTAAACTTCCACCCTTTCCGTCTGTAAATGGGATTATAATATTAGTATCATTTGTCCTAAGACATAATGGAACGACTACATCATTAACACTGTTGAGTGGTACGGCTGGTAGTGTAACAGGGAGACCGTCAGGAACGGCGTAGTAAGTGCTTGGATTAAACAAATAGTTCGAAAAAGACATTATAATATAAGTAAATATTTTTTTTTTATTCATCCTTTTTTATATATGTGGAATTTGCAACACCAATTGATGTTCCCATATCGTGTGTATCTTTCTTTAGTTCTTTCATCGTGTCACCAAACTTTTCACTCAAAAATACATTTCTTAATACACTTACCCCTATATTATTATTACCAAAACTTTTTTTAAGTAATGCGGTCATTTCATGTGCTGTGTATGGTTCATTTGTCGATACCTTTACTAGTAAATGTTTATCTTCACCTTTCTTAAACTTAATCCACATTTTTAATATATTCTGTAATTCTTCAGGAACATCAATTGTCTGCATTCCTGTTTTCTTTGTTTTGAAATTATTGAAATGAAACTTACCATTATGATAATAATTTAATTCTTTATTTTCTGTTGGTTCTCCTACAATCATTGCTGAAAAGTCTAAACATCGCCTTGGAGGAAGTAGTGTATATAATGATGTAATTACTAAATCATGTAATTTATTATATTGTTCATCCGTAATTTTACGTTTTTTCTGTATTTCACTCATTACAGAAGATAACTCTTTTTGTTTCGATAATAGGTCTTCCATTTTTATTGCGGATTGCTTTTCTTTTGTTTTGTCTGTCTTAAAACTTTCCTTATTTAATACTGAATTAATACCCATCATTTTTTCGTGATATGTATCATAATATTTTTTAAATGGTTTCTTGTCTTTTAATACAGATACGACTGCAATCCAATAACTACGTCTTGTATTTGGGTTTTCAATCTTTTCAATTTTTTCCATAACCTTGGATGTATCCTTTAAAAAATTTAGATTAGTTGGAATTTTATTATCATCTGTAAGACGTTTTAAATTTGAAAGGTATATTTTCTTAGAACTTTCTGCAATGGATGCACCACCAAATAAATCTGTTTTACTCATTGTATATTAATAGGATATTTTAATTTTATATTAATTTAAACTAATCTGAAACATTTTAATAACTTGTTTTAATTCATGGTTCGTATATTCCCTAAATTGTGGCGTAACATCTCTCTTAATTGATTTATAATATTTATCAATTAATACTATTAATTCTTTCCTCTTCAATGCATCTAACTTTTCAAAATCCATTATATATAAGTATGTTATTAAATATCTCCTAAAAATACATAAAAATAATTATGAAAATAATTATTTTTAATTTCTTGTATTAAATGAAATAATTAATATTATAGACTATACGATCGAAAAATAAATACATAATATGTTAAAGTAAAATTCCTTTTAGGTTTATAAAAAATATTATTTCATTAATTACAATTTAATATTCATAATTATTTTCATAATTAATTTAGGTATTTTATAGTATTATTTTGTAGTTATATATAAATGAAGACACTTGATATGATTGATAATAATGTAGGTGATTTAATCGAAAAATTTGCAGTTAAAGGTAAAGTTAAATTAATTGGTTCTAATCAACAACGAGGTCTTCTATTTACAAGTGATTATGATATAATGACTAAATTAAAAGGTCGTGCTGAAATATTAGCAAATTACTTTAAAAGAGTAATGCAAGAAATACCAAAAAAAGAATATTATTTTATGGATTTTAAATCAGGATTGGACAAGCGATTGATATATGATTTCGATGAAGACAACTTAAAAGAATATTTAAAAAATCCATTAATTCCTAAATCTTATAAGAATAAAATACTTGATGCAAAGGGTGAGGATAGAGTAAAATTAATACGTGATTTATTTATTTTAAGATGGACACCACAAGACATTATGAATGGTTATGTAGATTTAATTGATGGGGCTAAATACGATTTAGTGGATGCATTACAAGACAATACCATTATTAAATTAGACATTATTATTCCTGTTGGTGATATGTTTGCAGAAGTAAGTGAAAATTATATATACAGACAAGATGAACCTGATACTAAACAAATTATTCAAGATTTAGCAGATGATATTGAAAAATATAGACATAAGAACACGATGAAATCACTCAAACGATTATATTCTATTATTTCTTTAAAAAATCCTGATGATAAAAGATTACTAAAATTAGAAGAGTTTTTTAACTCACAATATGGGTTAATTAATAAGGTTGCTGGTGATTTTGATTTATTATTATTATTGAATGAAAAACATAATATTCCATGGAATAAATTATATGATAATATGCAATTATTAAAAGAAAGATTAGCACTAACAGATAAGGTCAGTAAATCAAAAATACTAAAAATAAATAAAATAAATGCAACTACATTTAAAAAAGAAGTTACACAATTGATCGATTATTTACGTGGTTTAATTAATCCACAAGCAAAAAAATTATTATCGTCCATATAAGTATTTTAGGAGAATAAATTATATACATATATATTAAATGTTGGGTAATTTAAATTTCGAAGATATTGGAAAAATGGTTGCAACTGTTGGTAAAAAAACACTATATTTAAGTGATAAACCTGTTGAAGAAGGTATGAATGAATTTAAGTCAAAAAATGATACAAATATTCAACATATACCTGACAAGAATACAGAAAGAAGTGTTTTATATATTACAGGTCAATCAGGGTCAGGTAAATCGTATTATACTAAACAATATATTGCAGAATATCATAAAATGTATCCTAAACGAAATGTATTTGTATTTAGTAGTTTAGCAGATGACGAGACATTAGACAAACTCAAATATTTAAAACGAATTAAAATTAAAGAAGAACCCTTTTTATCGAGTGATATTGGGGCAGTTGATTTTAAAGATACATTATGTATTTATGACGATATTGATGTCATTTCGAATAAAATAATTAAAACAAAAGTATTTAAACTTTTAAATGAAATGCTTGAAATTGGTCGCCATTTTAATACAAGTGTTATTTTTACAAGTCATAATGCAACCATGGGGCTTGATACTAAACGAATATTAAATGAATGCACTTCTATTACATTATTTCCTAAAAATTTGGGTGGTAAGACATCTAAATATTTATTAGATGGTTATTTAGGAATTGATAAAAATCAAATTAAAAAATTAAAGAAAGTAAATAGTCGTTGGGTTACTATTTTAAAAACATATCCTATGATGTGTTTATCTGAAAATGAGGCATGGATTATAAATTCTACTGATTAATTTTTATAGTTTATGAAATAAATAATTTCATAAATTACAATTTAATATTTATAATTAATTTCATAATTAAATAGTTGGGTTTCCTTGATACATAGAACAATATCTTAATGGTTTATCTAAATTGTATCCTCCTACTAATTCAGGATTTTGGGTTGACCCACTATTATATGCAGTTATTTTTGTGCGTAATGTGGTAATAATTTCTCCTACATCAAACCGTATATTAGTTAATATATCATTTGTTGCTTTTGCTGTATCAGGGTCTAAATTATTAGGAGCAGGACGATTTATCATTTCAACTATTGTATCCATATCATTTTCGACAATATTTTTAAAATTAGTTAATGTGTCAATATGTCCTAATATAGTATCTATATCATCTTGTGGTAATGCAGTTAATTTAAATGTTTTTTTTGCAACTTGTTTTTTTACATTTTCTAATGTGTTATATAATTTATTTGGGTTAAATGGGTCAGTTGTAAAATCATTAGAAAATGCTTCATTTACAGATGGGTAATATGATGCTAATTGCGTGTCAAGACTGTCTAATAGTTCATTTATTTTATCGAATGTCTCACTGTCTCCTTGTGGTGTTCCAATATATCCACTTACTGCATGTTTTTTCATTTGTCTCTTTGCAACTTCTTTATTTACATTGTAAAATGTTCTAAATTCAAATGGGTGTGGTTGTAAAAATACTGGCATTTATATATAGTAATAATATTTTATTTGTGTTATAAATATTTTGAATATTTTTAATGATTTGTTTATGTTGTAGTTAGGTTTTATAATCATTAATCCACATGGAATAACACATATTTACTTGATGTATTTACTTGATTACTTTATTTATTTAGGTTTGTATAAACCATTTGCTTTTACAAATTTACTTGCTTCAATCATGGACATACCCTTATCTGCCATTACCTTTTTTACAACAACGGCTCGTGCATTTACTTTTTTGGGTTTTGCACCTGCCATGGTTTTTGCCATATCTGCTAAACCTAATGCCTTCTTGGCAGTGTCTTCTGCGTAATCAGTCCATTTCTTTGCTTTACGCATACGGTTTACTTTACCGCCCATTTTTTCTTCATCACTTGAACTTTCTTCTTTCATTTCTTCCTTTACTGCTTTTTTTACTGCCTTCTTTACTGCTTCCTTTACTGCCTTTTTTACTCGTTTCTTAGGCATTGCACCACCAACTGGGCGTTCCATAAGTAAAGCACCACCCATTGCCTTTTGTTCTGCTAACATATGAATAGGAGGATACTGCCCACTATTGCCTGGTAGTAAATGGCGTTGGTATTCATGCGACCCACCACCTAACATTTCAGGTTGATGATTAATAATATCAACGTGTTCTAAATCATATAACATTTTACGAAGTTTGTCATTGTATGCATTGTTTAACGAAATCGACTGGGCTGGCATTATATTATAGACAAATATAATATTTTTATTATTCATATTTTTTATTTATGATTTTAATTATTATTATTTAATTGTATTTTCTAAAAGAATATTTTTCATAAACTAAAAGGGATTTAATTTAATATTACTACACCTTTATTTTTCGATCGTATAGTTTATGAAATTATTTATTTCATAAATTACAATTAATTATTTATAATTGATTTCATAATTAATACATACCGTGGAGACGGGACATAGCAGGTCTTGCACCTGCGGACACAGCACCACCTGACATAGCACCTGCAGACATATGCTTTACGTGACGCTTATGTTTTGCCATAGAACTATTCAAGAAATTAGCACCACCAATCATGCGGTCTTCATCATCAACAGGTTTCTGTTCTTTTGCCTTAAGAACTGCCTCTCGTGTAAGAATGCCTGTGTAAACATTGGCAGTACCCTGTTGAAGAACAAATATGCCTGAATTACATGCGATAACGCATAACTCAACATTAGGAACGGTCTCATCAAACTGATTGTATACGGAAACTTGGAACTGGAGTTGGAATGCACCAAGCGAACCACTTGTGAGGTAATCAGGAAGAGACAAATCAGTAGGCGAGACCATGAACATAGAACCTGTAGTTGGGACAAATGCACCATTTCCTGCCTGTGAATAAACAAATGCCTCACCTGAGAACTGGGGCCATGCCTGTTGCGACCCATTCTTAACAGACATACGCCATAAATCCTGAGTAGATGCAGACGAGAGGAGACCCGACTGATTGTTAAGATTGATGCTAATGTTACGAATACTTAAGAACGACGAAGTATCACCTACAGTTTGGTCTACAACTGGTTTACGAGCAACAATAATGAAATAATCAGGTAACTGAGATAACTGTATCGACTGCGACGAAATAGAACGGGTTTGACGAGACCCAAGATTTAGATTATTTGCGTTAGATGTGAGGTAACGAGGAAGGTCGAAATATGGGACTACATTACGAGGTTCAAGACGGTCGCTTGGTTGGGACGATAACAAACGAAGACGAATTGTGGGGCCACCTGACGACGAAGTCACAATGGCAGGGGATGCATAGGCATTGCGGAATAACTGACTGTCAGCAGACCATTGCTCAGGTAGAGCGACATCTGCCTGAGCAGGAAC